GGGAGAATATCCCGTTGGCTTTGCGCCTGGTTTCACTGGAGTCACTGCAAATAGTTTGTTGGGATCCACGTTAACATATGGTAATACGATAGGAACCGTTCCCGAAGGTGGAATCACAGCTCACGTTGTTGGTATTAATGGTAGCACTGCTGCACTGGGAAGCACTGGAGCAGAGGGATATACTTCTGCTCAGGTTCTTGGGTTAGCATTTTTCCCAATATTCCATCATCCAAACTCAAGAGGGTTTGCGGGGATATCTTATGGTACATCATTTGGGGCATTGACAACTAGACAATTTACCTTCCTAAATATAGGGAAGCATTTCCATTCTAATCCTACATACTCTACATGGACATCCCCCATATTCCCCTACGTTGGATCAACGGCTGATGGTGCAACACATGGACAATATTACAGCATTCCATATGGAACCACATCGGAATCGAATAATAGTTAGGTATTTTAAATGGCATTAACAGACGCACTTCAAAATAATTTTAGATCAGTATTTGCTGATAGTCTAAAGAAACAATTAGATCCTATTTCTGATGATAATTACTATTTCTTTTTTGGAAAAGTAACACCTTGGACGGACGAAACAACACCACCCACTCTTGTGGATTCTGTTTCGGAAAAGTTTTCTGCTTACAGAAACGGACTCTTTGCGATACGACTAGACTCTAGAAATATATCATTTGTAATTCCTAGAATCAATTGGTCGTCAGGAACAGTATTCCCTCAATATGATGATGCTTCCGATCAGAATGATCCTGATAGCACTGTTAAGTATTATGTTCTTGTTGATGGAACTTCACTATACAAATGCATTTCAAATAACAACGGTGGAATTTCTACGATATCCCCGTCACAAACAGGAACATCCATCTTCACAACCAGTGATAATTACAAATGGAAATTCCTCTGTACATTGACAGACGATCAGCTAGATTTTCTCACAGAAGAATACGTCCCGATAGGATTTAGAGAAAAATCAGAAGACACCACGGCAACGTTACAATATGAAGTGCAAGAAAAAGCTGTTGATGGAAGCATATACAAAATTGATATAAGCGGTCTTTCAATAGCATCACAATATGCAGACGCAGTGACTATAGCGCGAGATGTCTTTCAGTCGGTTTCTGCTGGTTCAACTAAAGTCAAGTTAAATCCAAACGATACAAATACTTTAAGTGCATCATCAAGTTATGTTGGCTATACGTTTTATGTTAGTGGTGGACCTGGACAGGGACAGAACATAAGAATTTCTAGTTATGATGCAACAAATAAAATCTTGACGTTAGAGAGTCCGCTACAGGATGCTTTAGTTGGATCCGAAACCGATGGAAATAGTAAGTTTAAAATCTTACCAGAGGTACTGATAAATGGTGATGGAGTAAATGCAAAAGCAGCACTGGATACTTCTGGAATCATTATAATAAATGCGGGACAGGATTATACAAAAGCATTTTTAACTTTCCCAACCACAATTGCTGCTGGACAAACGGCTCCAACAGGAAGAGTTCATATAGGACCAAAGAGTGGTCATGGTGGGAACATCATCACAGAATTTGATGCGTCTAAGATTATACTTCGTGTTCTGAATGATAATGTTGAAGGTCAGCCTGAGATTATAAATGTAAATGATTACAGGCAATTTGGAATAATTAAAAACCCAATTTTAAATGACAATAGCTTACGACTCGCTGGTAATGAACACGATAGAAAATTAGAACTTAACATCAGAAAACCTTATGGATATTGTGGTGGAAATTATGAATCCGCAGGTTCAGTTAATGCAACATTCAAAGCAAACGAATATGTTTATGGAAAAGACACAATGGCGGTTGCTATGGTTTCTTCGTGGGAACCTTCAACAGAAGGACAAACTGGAAAATTAATTTTAAAAAATCCATCTAGAAACTTTAAATTACCATCAACAGATCAAGAAACTATTCGTGTTAACTTCGGAACCAGTGGGGGAACTGGTGAGTTTAATCTTTTTGAAAATGTGACCCAGTACAACACCACTTTGGGAATTACCGCGACAGGTGTGGTTAAAGATTGGAACAGCGTAGAAGAGGAATTGATCATTCGACTTTCAGCAACTGGGGAAAATGGAGCAGTTCCATTCTCTGCTGGAATTACAAGTCACATTATAGGTCGTGTTTCTGGAGCAGAACGACATGATCATAAAAACCTAGAGTCAGAAGCAGGTGAACTTCTTGCCACATTTGGTGTGACAACTGGAATTTTTAATTCGGATACTGAATCTGATATTTTCATTGGAAGGATTGATTCAGGAAATAATGTCTATATCGACGCATCTGAAACACCAGTATACAGAATGACTACTAATTTAGACATCGCACCAACATCTGGTTCACTGGCCTCAAACAATTTTGTTTTGGATGCGGGTGTAACACAACAGAACACAAAAAGACTTCTAACTACAGCAACTGTCGCATCATGGACACCAAATGCAGCAGGAACTACTGGTTCCTTGGTTCTTACTGATGTTCTGGGTGGATTTAGTGCGGGAGGTACTTTGCACAGTCCCCAAGGAAATAATTTTAGTGTTACCAGCATTTCCGAGCCAAGATTAGTTCAAGGCTCAGGAGAAGTCTTATACATACAGAATGTAAGGTCTATTGATCGACAGAAAAACCAGAGAGAAGAAATAAGAATTTTAATAGGATTCTAATGGGAGTAATTGATGCCTTCATATAATACAGATTTATTCAACATCGAACCATACTTTGATGATTATAGTGAATCTAAAAACTTTCATAAGATTCTATTTAGACCTGGCTATTCTGTTCAAGCTAGAGAACTCACCCAATTACAAACTATTCTACAAGGGCAAATAGAACGTTTTGGTAATCATGTATTCAAGGATGGTTCCAAAGTATACGGCGCTGATAGTGCATTCCAGACTGTAGATTTTTTACGAGTTACCAGTACCCGTCCCACTTCATCTTTTATCGGTTATGAAGTTTCAAGTGGAAATAATGTTGCAAAGGTAATTCATGCTGAAGAAGCAACAACTGATGATCCCCATTACGTTTTATTCTTGCAAGTCGTAAAGGGTTCTTTAGCTAATCTAATAGCTGGTGAAACACTATGTTCATCTATAGATCCCGCAGACAGTCAGTGTACTACAACAGCAACTGTTAGTAGTGGAACTATTACCACTTCTGGAACTGCAAAGTTATATTCTGTCACAGAAGGAATCTTTTATATTAATGGATTCTTTGTTCGAACAGAAGAACAGCACTCCCCTGCGTTTGGCACGACAGTAGCTGGAATTAGACAGTATAGTAATATAGATGGTGTCTTTGGTTTTGATATTCAGAACAACTACATCGGCTCAAATGAAGATGATACACTTCGTGATCCCGCAAGAGGCTACTATAACTTCAATGCGCCTGGATCCGACAGATTCCAGATTGTGTTGGATCTAAATTTCCACACATCGGCAGAAAGAGATAACTTCGTTCCACTAGCAACGTTAGCCAGTGGGATAATTACAAACCAAACCATATACAGCGATTATTCAGAACTAGAGAAAACTTTAGCAAGAAGAACATTTGATGAATCTGGTTCATACATCACCGATCCATTTGAACTCGAAATAAAATCTCATGGTGTTTCAACCGATCACGCTACGTTAGCAATTGGTTCTGGTAAAGCCTACATCTTCGGGCATGAGTTCGAAAATCAAACCACAGAATTCAAGAGTTTACCTAGAGCAAGAACAACAGAATCACGTTCTTTGACGCAAGTAAAACCATTTGATCTGGGTGATTACATTGAAAATGTGACAATAAGCATTGATGGATTCGTTGAGGAATTGTTTAACGGGGCTGGTATTGAACAACCACTACCCATTTCTATTCTGTCAGGTGATGATGTTAAAGCAACAGCAAATATTGTTTCTTATATGAACAATGGAAATGGTTTCAATCAATTTAGAGTATATCTACATGACATCAAACTCCTTCCCAATAAAACACTGGGATCAGGAACCTATGAATTACGATATGGAACAAATGTTCCATTGGGAACCGCATCTTCTACCAGCAACATAGTTGTAAAAGCAGATAATAATAGTTTGGTATTTCCTGTAGACAAAGGAAGCGCAGTTCAAAAATTCAATGACATTGATGTTAGACTAAGAAAACAGTTTGCATTCACTTCGGTAGATGGAACCGCAACTATTAATTTAGCAACTACCATCAATGGAAGTAACTATAGTTTTGTTGGGGATATTAGTTCTAGTGGTTTGGACAATCAATTCGTCAGACAATATTATCAAATAATAACGACTACCGATGCGGGTGATGGTACTCAGTTAGTAAACACCGATGGTGCCGTCTTTGTTAATGAAGGTGATGTTCTTACCATAACAGGTCTTCCTGACGGTCAACATAGTCTTATTGCTACAGTAGAATTTAAGCACACTGATTCATATCAAAATGGAATTAGAAGAAAAATTTCAAGAACTGATGTGATTACTCTTGATTCCTCGGATGTATTTAACGACGAACCCGATAATACTGGCAGATATTATATTGCATTGAACCGAGCAGATGTGTATAAGATCACGTCGATTATGAGTGGTGCTACCGATTTCACATCAGACTTTTTGTTTGACAGCGGACAACGAGATTACTCATACGAATATGCAAGACTATATTTCACACAAACCAGTGAGAGTAAGTACAAAGATGAAACAGGTAACTTTAGCTTTACCTTAGTAGCAACCTATGACTACTTCGAACACGAAGGTGAGTTTGGGTTTATCACTGTTGATTCATATCCACCAGAACTAAACTATTCTAATATCCCATTATTCACAAGTCACACTTCTGGTAAAACGGTTTCTCTTGCTTCTTGTTTAGATTTTAGATTTGTTCGTGACGCACCAAGAAGACTAAACCCAACTGATCCAAATGCTGGAACAGACACTGACGTGAACACACCTCTTAGTTCTTCGTGTCTTCCTGTGTTCCAGCTCAATTCCTCCAGAGAAAATGACATTCTAAAGGTTGCACATAGTTACTACCTACCTCGTATTGATAAGGTGGTTCTAAATAGAGATATTAATAACACAGCGACAGTTTTCAAACTCTTACAAGGGTTCCCGAGTCTAGAACCAACTCCACCAGAAGATTTAGAAAATTCATTGACCCTGTATAAGTTGGTTGTCCCTGCGTATACACACAACCCAGCAGACATTGCAATAGAGAGAACCGCACATAAACGATATACAATGGGCGATATTGGTGAGGTTGATAAGAGACTTGAACGTGTGGAAGTTCTTGGGTCGCTTTCTAACATAGAAGCAAAAATTGATTCACTCAGTTTCCCAAACAGAGGATCAAATACATCGCTCGAGGCCGACAAAAAAGCAATACTTGTAGATGATTTCAGCGGACATCACATTGGTGACGTGTCAAAAGATGATTATAGGTGTTCTGTTGATTTCCAACGTAAAGAACTTCGTCCATCATTCAAAGCATATCCATACTCATTGTCTGCGAGTACGATTCCCGCTGGATTAACTTTAAGTTCCGATGGTATACTCACAGTAAATTATAGTACCACTGGTATAACTCTTGCTACACAACAAAAAGCCAGCGAACGATTGTCTATAAATCCATATCAAGTAACGAACTGGGTAGGAACAATTACTATAGACGATCCAATCGATACATGGTTTGATGAAACAAAACGTCCTGCCATTAAAACTAATAGCGTAGGTGAAAACAATGCGTGGTTGGCAACATCATATGATGATGCTAAAGTTGGATTTGGTACACAGTGGAATGATTGGGAATCTATCTGGTCTGGTATTGATAGCGATAAATCAGTTGATAACACCAAAGTTAAAAACCTTCTATCAATCCCTCACTCAAATGATTCATTGAATTCGATTAGATATTACTTCGAACGAGACTTGATTCTACAAAGAACAACAAAAAGTGTTGAACAGAAATCAGACGAACTTACAACTTCAGCAACAACGTTCCCAGATCATATCATAAAAACTCTAAAGGGTAAAGTTTTAGATCTAAGCATTGTTCCTTACATGAGAGCAAAAACGTTTGTTGTAAATGTTGAAAACATGAGACCAAACACCACTCTAAAGGTATACATTGACAACGTAGAGATAACAAACTCAGCGTATATTACAGATGCATCTGGTACAGATTTCACAAGCGTAAATACAACCGATGATTCTGGTAAACTTACTCAACTAACATTCAATCTACCAACCTCTACCTTCTTATCAGGAAAAAGAATCCTTAAATTTAGAGATAATTCTGCCACAACATTATCAGAGATTATGATTCATTCTCAGGGTATCTACGAAACGAGATCACAGGGTATCTCATCAGTTCGACCTATCATAAGAAGAAGACAGACTGTAACTAGTCCCGTTGTTCCATCGAACGTAAACATAAGAAAATCAGAGCTTAGAAGTTCGAGTAAGTATCAGTGGGTTGATCCCTTTGCTCAGACATTCTTTGTAGATGAATCTGAAAATCCAAGAGGTGTTTTCCTTCAAGACTTTGATGTATTTTTTGCAAAGAAGGATAGCACACTTCCTGTCACATTCCAGATCAGACCAACAAATAATGGATACCCACACCCATCTGCTATAGTGCCATTCTCAGAAGTTGTGGTATATCCTTCTAGTATATCAGTAAATACCGAACAACCTATAGCGAAAAAGACTGTAAAGTTTAAAACACCAGTATATCTTGAGCCAGGTGAGTATGCTCTGTGTGCTGTTTCAAACTCCAAAGACTATGAACTTTACACCGCTACAGTTGGTGGAAATGAAATTAGTTTGGTTGAGGGTGTTTCGAATAGAATACAGAAACAGGTTTACAGTGGTAAGCTATTCAGACCCCAGAATACAAACGTTGCAGAACCAGATTATACCAAAGACTTGATGTTTAGTATACGTCGATGTGATTTTGATACAGCAGGAAATAAGACAGTAACACTCTCTGCAACAAACGCATCATCCCGCGCACACAAAGCACATCTGTCCAGATTCATTAGTCATATTCAGAAACCAGTCGATACTGAAACTCAAGTAACATACTCATTACTCAACAATGCTGCAATCAATGAGAATAGTAATATTTCTCTTCTCTCTGAACAGTCGGTTGAAGCAAATGGAAGTGCTGGTTCCGTTTCCGTTACGTTCAAGAATGGAACAAATGAAATCTCTCCTGTCATTGATACTAAATCATCTTCTCTTCTTCATGTTGAGAACGTTATCAATAACAACGTAGGAACTGACGACGACGAAGCCGCTTTTGGAACTTCAACTGGATCTACTGTTCGGTACATATCGAAACAGGTAGAATTGTTAAACAACAATGTGGCTAATGACTTCCACGTTTTCTTGGAATTGGTCAAACCAGAAAATACTCAAATTGAAGTATATGTAAAATCAAGAAAAGTGGGAGACACCAGAGACTTTGATACTATCAGATATAGAAGACTTGTTAGATTGAATTCTGAAAAATTCTCAAACGATAATTCCGATGTCGTAACAGAAGAATTTAGACTATCTGATGTCACAGCACAAAATACGTATTCAAGTTTCTCTGTGAAAATTTGTCTTTACTCGGACGATGCCACCGTTGTTCCTATTGTAAAATCCATGAGAACAGTTGCATTGGAGCATGAAGTTTGATGGAAAGAATACAAGATAGAAATGATTTGATTCGAGATCCTAGTACAAATGCTTTGTTGTATAAAACGAATTCTAAAACAAAGATGCGAAATGAAATTATAGGTCTTAAAAAAGAGCTAAATACATTAAAGAATGAAATGTATTCTATAACAAAATTATTAGAAAGAATTATAGATGGGCGTTGAAACAAACAGTTACGATATACCAGAACTCGTTTTAGGTGATACTTTCTTTGAGTGGTTTACCGTAACTAACAGTAGCATTATCAACAAACTGAATAGACTAGAGATTTACTCTGCTTTTAGTGCAGGTGGATCTGCTGGTGATGGTATTTCTGCTGGTGCTGATAGCACTGGCGCTCTTCACATAGAACTCAACTCTCCCATTCAAAAAGATCTTATATTCAACGGAAACATTACAGTTAATGGTTCAACAACGACCATCAACTCCACTGATTTTAGCGTTGATGATTATAACCTAATTCTAGGTGCGACAGCAACTGCTGCCAGTGACGCTGACATCATGGACAACTCGGGTGGTGCTTCTGGTGGTGGTTTGATCATCAAGGGAACCTCTAGTGATAAGGAATTCCTTTGGAAGTACACAAACGCTGCTTTCAATATTTCAGAAAACCTTTCTTTTGCTTCAGGAAAAAGTATTATATCAGCAGGAGACGGTGTTCGAATTGCAACAGGTGTTTCGGGTGGAGCCTCTGGTAGTGATGCACCAAAGGGTGTGAAATTTGGATTCAGGGCTGGGACCACTGGAGGTGGTGCTGGTAATGATACAGTAATAAGCGCAGTGAATACAGATATCGCAACTGGATATTCTGCGGATGCAATTGCCATTGCAGACGACGGAATGGTTTCAATCGTAAATGGTGCGAACAAAATCACCATTGATCAAGCAGCACACGGACTTAGCTTTGGTACTCCTGTATACATGGGTTCAAATGGTTCTTATACGAAAGCACTTGCAGGTGGAGGTTCTTACCGAACAACAGCAGAAGTGATTGGTGTTGTTTCCAAGGTATACAGTGTAAACAGATTTGAACTTTCCCTGTCTGGTGAAATCGTAGGAGACTTTAGCCCAGTAACTGTTGATGGTGGAAAATTACTTGCGGGACAAGCATACTTCGTATCACCAACTGCTGCTGGTAAGATTGATGGAGTCAAACCAGAATCAACAGGACAAATTCAAAAAACTGTTCTAATTGGTTTAACCTCAGACAGAGCAGTAGTTAAGAACTTCATAGGAGGGGATGTTTCTCAGATAGAACAAGCAGCAAATGCTCTAGTCTCCAACAAGATAAGAATTTCTCAGAACGATCACGGATTTACATTTGGTGATGCCGTTCGAGTGAAAGATAATACCGCAACGTTTGCCAAAGCAGAAGCCACTGATGGTTTGGATGAAGTTATCGGAATCGTAGAAAGTATTGGATTGGGCGGAAACACTTCAGCGTTTGAAGTTGTCCTAAGCGGTCAGATTGATTTTCCACTTGACACAATAAATGCTTCTGCTATAGGAGAGACATTCTTTGTAAACCCAGACTCAAGTGCAGTTCCAAATATCATCAGCACAACTGGATTGGAAACAACTCCTTTTGTTCCCGGTGATATCAGCAAACCAGTGTTCGTTGCTACGGGAACAAAAACTGCTGTCATTACAAACCTAAGAGGGTTTGAATTCTCGGAGTTAGAAGGATCTACTGCCGCATCTGATGTTCCAGTTGGTAGTATCGTTGCATGGGCTGGAAGTGTATCCAGCATTCCAAATGGTTATCTTCTTTGTAGTGGACAGGAACTTAATACCAACGACACAAGATATGCGGATCTTCTGACTGCAATCGGACATCAGTTTGATCAAACGGACGATGATCCTGATTTGGTTTTCCGTGTTCCTAATCTAGAAGCTAAATTCATTGTCGGACAAGATGGTGGAACCAATTATGGTCTCGGTGATGTTGGTGGTAGTGATAGTGTTTCACTCATCGCTTCGGATCTACCCAAGCACGCCCACACATTTGCTTGGACAGGGGATGATTCCAACCCAATCAACAGTGGCACTCACGCTGGTTTTGGTCCTTCGAACACCACGAAATCGACAGGAGACGGTCGCACTAGTCAACAAGGCAACGGACCTGGTACATCTTCCAAGGACGCTGATAAAACTACTTTTGGTATTGCAGATTCTGTTGCGGAAAATAATGAGTCAATTAACACTCAAACTACCGTTGACACTCGCCCATCATACTTCGCACTTTGTTGGATCATTCGTGCTGAAGGAGTCAATAGTCTTCCCGATGGAACACAGATCCTCGGTGGAGACAGTGAGTTTGTTACGGTAGGAACACCTTCCTTTGAAGATCCAACCAACACCTCTAATACTGAAACACAATTCTTTGTGGGTTCTCATACTACTAACACTCAGTCATTGAGTGAATTGTTTAGTGTTTCAAAAAATGATCTAGCAGATGCAGGAACGAATGGTATATTCCCAGAGCTAATCAGAGAAGTCACGGTTAAATTTATAACAACTCACAAAGCGAGTGGCAGACAAAATCTAGCTTTGTTTTATAAATTCCCAGACGGAGAAATTAGAAAAGTTTATACAGAGGATGCGGGGGCAGGTGCCGATTCTCTTGATATGACAACTCTGACACTACCAGTAAACTCAGATCAAACTGAACTGGTTTTCCAACTAGGAAGAACCGATTTTGGTAGTTCATCAACAACAACAACAGATCTTTACATCACGGGTGTTCGTCAGGTAGTAGACAACTCTCTCACTCGTCTCAAGAAGTCATACGGATCCCGTAAGAATTCTCTACTAAACGGTAACTTTGACTTCTGGGAAAGAGGCGCAACAACTGATGTCGCTGATGCGACAACCGCTGACTTCTATCTCGCGGATAGGTGGAAGAGATCATCGAACGGTATGACCACATTGCAAGTTACAAGAAAAGAATTTACTCTTACACAATCAGAAGTTCCAGACTTCCCACAATACTACATTGAAGTTAAGGGTACTGACAGCAGCACACTTGCAAGTAATGATTTCTCTGCGCTCGAACAGCGAGTGGAAGACTACAGAACGTATGCAAACAAGAATGTAAGCATCTCCTTCTGGGCAAAAGGTACTGTTACGGGTGATTGCTTCTTAGGACTCAATAGATTCAGTGATACGTCTGAAGAATTCTTCAAGGGTGTGCCGTTTACAATATCGACCGAATGGAAAAAGTATATCATCAATACATCTATTCCTGCAATCTCATTTGGAGCAAGCAAGATAGAAAACAGTTATGTTGCTCTTGCGTTCCACACCGCAGTTAAGAATGGATTCAGAGCAAATGATTCAGTCACTGCGGATGGAGTAAAGATTGATTATAACTATGCAGGAACTCTAAGTCTTGCACAAGTTCAATTTGAAGAAGGATCAAGAGCAACTCCGTTCGAACACCTGAGTGTTGGAGAAGAACTTCCGCTATTGCAGAGGTACTACTGGAGAGATGTTGATCTATCACAGAACGATGGTGGTGGTTCCACTGATAGAAATACACTATTCTTCCCAGTAACCATGAGGAAAGTTCCACTAACAACGAGTGTTCGTGCTGGACTAACTACACTGACTGGTTCAGGTACACCAACAATCGAAACCATAGGTAAAAGAAGTTTGACTTGGGCAAACGGAACGCCTAGTGGGGCAGACCAGCAAGCAACGGGCTGGGATGTAGACGCAGAACTTTGACATACATACTCTAAAGGAGCAGATTTTTGGCACAAAGTCATATTAAACTAACGGGTGGTCTTCGAGATGGTAAATCGATGCGTAATGTCATTACGCAAAGTAATCACGGTTTTGTCGCTGGACAAGCTATCCGTTTTAATAGAGAAGCTGCCACAGGAATCTCTGGTGACTTCTATACTGCTGCTCTTGCTAATAGCGCACTCAACGCTGAAGTAATTGGTATTGTAGAATCCACAACTACAAACACATTTGATCTTGTATATGGCGGAGAGATCAGCATCGCTGGATTTGATCCAAGTTTCGCAGTTACTAATAATGATGTGTTCTTCCTTTCGGGTGTAACCGCTGGACTACTCACCCCAAATCCACCAAGCACCGCAGGAAGAGTAATCAAGCCTGTTCTTGTTAGAACTGAAAGCAACACAGGTGTTGTCACCAACTATGTCGGAACCGTAATTGGTGGATCGTCTGTAGTAAATTTAGACAGCATCCAACCAGTCGGTGCGATAGAACCCTATGCAGGATCAGCTACTGACATTCCAGAAGGATGGTCTCTCTGTGATGGTGGTTCACTTTCCATTACGGACTTCGCTTCTCTCTATAATCGAGTGGGAAGAAACTATGGATACAACATAAAGTTCACACCATCTGTCGCTGGAACCATTACATCAGCAATTGAAGTTGGAATGAAAATTCAACAGGGACAGCTATCGGGAAGAATTACCGAAGTAAATGCTGCATCCAACTACATCGTTGTTGATGTCGATTACTTAAAGCTAACCACTAATGGTTTCGAAACACATGATTCGGTTTTTTCTAACACACAACAAACAAAAATCCCAACTATTACGAATCTATCTCAGACATTCTTTGGTTCTATCGCAGGGACTGATGATGTACAACCTGCTAATGAGATTAATCTGGGATCAGGTGTAGTTACAATAACACACTTCAGAAAACCCGATCTTCGCGGTAAGGTTGCTATCGGAACTTCTGGATTGGGTAAAGGAACTGTACAAACAGCGGATAGAGATTTCAAGCTGGGTCAAGTTGGTGGTGACTTTAAGCATCAGCTTACAGAAGATGAATTGGCAGCTCATATCCACGGTATTGATGCTCGTAGTTTCAGAATTTCCATTAATAATGTTCGGGGTTCAGTATTACAACCCCACAACAACAGTGAAAGCCCTGCGGATCCGAAAACAGAACCCGCTGGTGGGAATCAAGCACATAATAATGTTCAGCCATATCTCGGGATTAACTGGATCATCAAGACAACTGCTCTTGCTTCTGCCGCAGTGGTTGATAGCTTATCAATAGCCATACCTCTTACTGGTTTGACTGATGTTGATATAACACCAGAAAATGGTGTTGTTCCAATGTTTGACGCATCAAGCACACCACAGAAATTTAAACCATATAAACTATTAACAAACTTCAAGAGTGATGCATCTAGTATATTCCAAATCGATACGTCTGGAACCTTACCCAAAGTTAAGGTAGGAAGTCCATCCTCTGCTAATGGATTCTCGGTGAACCTAGACGGTGTTGGATCAGGTACATCAAAGTTTGAAGTTCTGAACAGCAGCGGGACACCTCTCCTAGAAGTACAAAAGGATTCCTCTACAAACACAGGTGTTGGTTCGATTGGTACGGGAATTAATACAAATGCTAACCTTACACTTGGTGCAAAGGGACTGAAGTTCTTAAGTAGCTCCTCCGTGGTGAATCAGGTTAAAGATGTTATTGCCGATTCTGGTTCTGCTACAGACACAAACCTTGTTACCGAAAAAGCAGTTCGAAATGCGATCTCTAACATCAGTCTAACAGCTATTCAAACATACTTTGTAGCCCTGCACAATGAATCTTTCCCATCTTGGTCTACAGCAAGATCAGAAGGAAGTGGAGTTAAATTTAATAATGTTGGTGCATCAAACGGTGCAATGCGAGTCGATGTCACAAACGGAACTCCAAATGATATCATCGTTACCATAAGTGCTTCCCAAGAAAATCAACTGGATTTTCAGCGAAGTGATATGATAACTGTTGAATCCACTGAACAGATTGTTTCTGCCGGTGCTACAAAAAGATTCACTGGAGTAGCGGTGGGGGTGAATTATAGTGGTAGTAACGTCTCACAATCTACTGGAATTTGTGCATTCAGAAAAGCATCAACAGCAGAAACAACACAGGGATTCGGTGAAGCTCATGCAAGTTTCACACCATAATACAGGATAATCGTACATGAGTTCATCAGCAATTAACATCAAAGGATCCCTCGGAGAAGACGCACTCCGAAACCAAATTTCAAACGCTTCGTTTGCTAGATGGCTTCGTGGTAGTACGTTTTCAATTGGTGGTGGACGATCAACCACTGAAATTTTCTTCTATCACACAGCAGACGACTGGGATCTTTTATACTGTGCTGGAACAGCAGGAACAACGGCATCTAACATAGAGGTAGACAAACGACCTCATAATGTTGGAGAAAGTGACGTAGACGGAAATCCAAACTATTTCTACCGATTACAAAAGGGACAGTTTGCAGGAAGTAACAATGATCAAATCATTGCTCTGCGTCAAAGAATTCCAAACGTCAGAAAACTTCAAAACGAATCAGTAACATTATCATTCTATGCAAAAGGCTCATCTGCGGATGCACGAATTGGAGTTGGATTTCTTCAGAACTTTGGATTTAGTGGTGGTGGTCTTGATGAATTCGGTCGTGGAAATACTGCATCATCTAAAGTCTTTGTTCAGGGACAAGAAGTTGTTCTGACGAACGAATGGAAACGACACACTCTCAACTTTAATATTCCCAGCATATCAGGAAAAGAAATAGGACTAACAGGATCAAACTACACAGAGGTTGATTTCTATCTCCAAGCAGGAAACACAACTGCCGTAGAAAGAAGTCTACCATCGCCTGTCGTATATGGTGGTGCAACTTTTGATATCTCAAACGTTCAGTTAGAAACTGGTGTCGATCTTTCTGAGTTTGAAAACATTCAAGGAAACTTTGCACTAGCACAGATGGTTGGTCCGAGAATTCTCGGAATGGCATCTGGAACAGTATCAGAAGCAGCACACACAATAGAAGGTGCATTGGGACTTTCATACGAAGGCATAACAATAGGGTTAAATGCCACTGCTGGGAACACACTTTTTATCAGTCTAAACGATATGTTGCCTGGTCTAACGTTTAACAACATTCGAAAGTTTGGGGAATTCTACAAGCACGAACCCGCAGGGCAACCACACTTTATTGTTTCTCCCACATTTACTCAGCATGATGCACCCAGTGGAACAACATGGGACAACAAAGACATTGTTGTAGTTGGTTCAAACACAGAAGATCCAAGAGTTATTGCGATTGTTTCGACAGTCGGTGTCTCTGGTGGAACGCTACCCACAGCCGCTACTGGAATTGTACAAAACAGACCATTCAACCTTTTTGCAATGCAAATAGGAGCAGTTGGTGCCGATGCACTATTCAGAGATAGACTGTTTGATGGTGGCAACCCAGAACCACCAGTAGATGGCAATAATGATGGTGAGTGTAATCCATGTACCGGCGGTTAAACAATAGGAAACTAATATAAATGTCAGTATCAATTAAAACAACTAGAAGATCGTCAGACCAAAAGGTAATCCGAGGAAACCTTTCCCTTTTTGTTTCCACAAGAGGGAAAGATACAAACATCGGAAATGTATCAACAAAATCATTCCGAACCATAGAAAAAGCGTTCAGTTTTCTTAAAGGCTTTTACATTGCAGAAGGTGCATCGGTAACGATCAATCTTGCAGAAGGTATATATTCCAGCAACGCTGAACTTGTGATGGATCATCCACAAGGGAATTTGATTACATTAAAAGGACCATCTTCAGTAGTTCAATCGGCATACAACGCGCAAAATTATACAGACACCACAGGGTTTAGTGGAAGAGTTGGAAGACTCTCTTATACAACATACCAACCATTCCTTGGTAGTGAACTAGGAACTACGATATCAAGTGGATCGAGATACACCCATGTTATTGCATACGAGGGTGCTAGTGGAATACCATCCAACGCTAGTGGTACTTATATTATGATTTCTCCACACAACATCAGCACAGGAGATATTGTACTTAATCAAAGAATGAATGCCATTGGAAATTTTGATACGTTTGGTTTTACTTCAAACTCAACCGCACCCGATAGATATCGTGAAGATGAATTCCATATGCAAAGAATGTTTGCTATTGGGGGATTTAAAATCAAAACAACGTCTAGAGACTCGGTTAATCAGGATGAAGTTATGGTAGAAAATTACAGAAACAGAAATCCATATGATGGGGTCTCAAATTCAAATAGCGGTCGAAGGCACACACTATCAGATCCATCAACGGGTGTTGGTAGATTGACTGCCACACTAACCTCGCCCCTACCATCAACGGTTCCATCTCAATATATTTCTGTTGTAATAAGAAACACTTCCGCTAAATTAAATGGAATTAGAATCACCGAAGGTTCTGGATTAAAATTAGAAAATGTAGCGATTGAAACCGTAGATCCCTCTACTGGAAAAGTCTCAACCAAGACTGGAATATTGGCAGAAAACAATTCAAGTGTTATTCTTGGAAACGGTGTTATTGTCAAGAACTTTAAAATTGGTATTGCTGCAAGAAATAAAAGTATAATCAGACAGGAATATACTGGTAAAGTTCCTTTCCACTCTGCTTCATATTGTGGAACTGGTGTATTGGTTTCGGAAAATTCACAAGCAAACTTAAACTCGTTTGTTTCGAATGGATCATGGGAAAGAGGATTTGTTGTAACTCAACAATCTGAAGGAACATTTACAGAGTGTCTTGCAATAGGATCTGGTACAGATGGATTTGTTGCCACAAGAAATAGTAATCTAGTGGCATTGAGATGTGTTTCAGCGTACAACTTCCAAGATGCTGCTGTAAATTACACATCAACCAAACAAGGTGGAATCGGTTTTGGATCAAGATTAAATTCCAACACAGAGTGTGTCTCGTGCCTTTCCTTCCGAAATGGTTTTGGATTTTTCACAGATAAAAACTCATCCATGAACCTATCTGGTTGTGATTCGATGGATAATATAAACAGAGGGTTGAGTGTAACTGAGTGTTCTTCTGGTGTGATCGGTCCATTCGTTCATTCGAAGTTAGATGCTATTGCACTTAGTGTAGGAGACAATTCGTTCTCACGACACTATACGAATACCTTTGATTTTTCAGGAGTTGATCCCGCTAACGGATCCTCTGGTGGTAACTGTATATCGGTCACAACAAACTCATCTGTAAATATATTTGATTGTCAAATAAGTGCATATGGAAATAACGCAGTTCACAGTCTGTACAATTCATCGATAATTGCAGATAATCTTGGTGTGTCTGGAAGTGGAATTGGGGATAACATAAATTGCACATATGACTCAACGGTTAGGTGCAGTAATTCTACGGTGGACACAACCTCCATATATACAACAGCGCTTCAGCCTGGATATGTTGAAGTCAATGGAGTAGCTTACTGATGGCAGATAAATATTACGTCTTCAATAAAACCACTGGTGTAGTAACCAGAATTGGCACAAAAGATGAAATCATCGAGAGTACCATAGAAACCAACGAAAGTATTTCAGTCTTCAAAGGAAGAGCCACAGGACAGGTGTCGTTTGTAGATGAACGAACTCCATTATCAAAAGGATCTGTTCCAGAAAACGTAAACACAAACTCTGATGATTTGTTTTCGAATTCAATTCCAGGCCCAATTGATTATCAAACAGAAAACCGACTACTAGAATCAACTGACGTAATTGCCAGACTAATTCTAGGCGGACAGCACATTAGTGGTACAACTCTATCTGGTAGCTATGTTGGAACGGGGACTGGTAGTCTCATAGTTCGATTTAATAATTTTCCTGAGTTTGATAATCTAAAGGGAAATCGAGATGATCATTTTCAATTAGTAACATCTAACTCCGATCTTGACGGTATTTACAAAATAAAAGGCACTTCTGATTTTGAAATCATCACAGAAAAAGTTACAGGTGCCACAAAATCTACCCCTGGCAACCTTGGTGTATTCCAAGGTGTTACTGGAACTTTCAGCCGTTCACTATTAGTCACGGCACCCAACCATAAGTTTATAAGACTTCAACCTGTTGCGGGTAGTCTATACGGTCTAAGCGCAGGTGTAGAAGGAGTCGGAAGCTATCAGTTTGGAGAGGACATAGAACAAAGTGTTTACAAAGTAGAGAATGTAGGAAACGTTACTCACACTTCAACACAGAGAAAGTTTGGTTCTGCGTCTGCTAGATTTGAAGGGAAAGGTACGGGTACAACTGGACCACATCTTTTCGTTAGCAGCACTTCTGGTTTTACCTTTTCCAATTCCTCAACATCAACCAGTCTGGTTAAGCACCTATTCAAACTTTCTGCTTTTGTTCGGTTTGATGCTGCTGCTCCGTCATCTGAAATGGTGATTTGTGGAAAGAAAAATGACGCAACAGGTGTCGGTGCTTACTTATTAAAGTACGACAATAGTCCATCTTCCTTTGCGTTTACATATTCTACTGTTGACGGAAATCCAAACGCTACTAGTTCATTCAATAAAACATTAGTTGCATCCAACATGTCTGGAGTGACATTAACTGATTGGACTCATGTTCAAGTAGAATTTGGAGATCTAGAAGGAAGAATATACACAAACGGAACATTGAGAGCTGTTCAAGCTATTGGTGCCACAGAGGAAATTTTCCAAGACGCTACTGTACCTTTCGTGATAGGAGCAGAGAGTAACGGAACAGATGCTTTGGCTGGTTATATTGATCAGGTCGAAGTTGCTTTTGATAAAGCATCTGTCATTGGTTCTGATCACTTCTTGGATGGGGGAGCTTCGGGAGGTACACTTGCAGTTGGATCTTCTCTATCAGTTCCAACGTTTGGTGCTACTGGTGCGATCGGTGGAAGTGGAGATTATAGCAAACTACGTTTTCCCATGAACGGTTTCAATGGATCTAAACTATTCATTGAAAGTAGTCTTAACATAGTGGAAGCTGACGCTCGTGTATACGATGATGATAGACGAATCCTTACAATAAGCAACTATGGATTTACTGGATCTGGAACTGCATTCAATAGCGTAGGTGGCTTTATTCGAGGACAGAACCTAGCTGGTGGAAACACTGCGGGTATTGTTGGAAACAGCGAAGCTACACACCCGATCATAAACGTCGAACTGGGAATTACTTCAGGACTTACGCTTGCCAGTTATCA